TTATTTACTAAAGATTCAAACCCTCTCAGGCCCTTATCTACAGTATATAAATTTCCACAATATTTCAAAAAATTTTTTGATTGCCCAGAAGGGACAAACAAAGAAAAAACAGAAGATAAAAATGACTTCGCTACTACATCACTTTCATTATTATCTCCTTCTAATGTCGCTTCATTACCACTAAAATTTAACATTACACTAATCCAATTAATAAATTTTAAAAATCCACCGTAAAGTGAATTAAAATATTTATAAATTACATCTAAAGAAAAATCAAATCCCACTAAAAATTGAGCCATAACCGTACAACAAGTAATCTTATCTTTTCTACACCTATAAAGATTAACTAACAGTAAAAAGAGTTCAGGATAAAGCTTTTCAACTTTATTCTTAAATTCATCACACTGTAAATTAATCTTTAAACCATCACTTAAAGTCTTCGTCAAATCCTGAAGGGAATTACCTAATCCAAACATTTGTAATTCTGCAGTACGAGCTATCTGTTGGTTCGCGCGCATCGTACTCAAAACTGGGCCTGGATTTAACTCTACGTCTCCATCTCTAGTTAAATCATCTACCATCTCTCTCAATCGCTCATGATGAGGATACATTTTAAAAAATCCACTGGATATGGACCTCTTATTACGTAATCCTTCATACACTTGCCATTGCGGAGTCATTTTAATGATAAATTCATAATCTATAAGATTATAACACAAATCACTAAAATACTCACTTCTCTTCCGCCAGTACTCACATTGAACACTAAAGGAATCATTAACCATTGCCAATTTATAATCACTTTCGGGAACGTACTTTAATATATAAAATATAAAATACTCCCTCAAATAATAACAAATCCAACTCCGACTAACTAATCCTTTATGTTCCTCATAAGCCTTAAATTGTACTAATGCAGAAAATAAGTCAGACCTAACTGGAATATCAGGTATGGCTACATCTCGCAAAAATACATTACTAACATTTAAATAATCAATAACATCGAACAAAGAAGTTGTTGCGGTATTATCTAAAACAAATCTAAGTGGTAATCCTATATAACAACGAAAAGTAATTTGAACAATTGGAAGAACAAAATATTTTGGTACTTGATAATAAGTATCAAAAGGCTTTTGCATTGCATCTACTATCATCTCTCGCAAAGGTTCCAAACGTCTATCCTCTAAACTACTATTATAATAACCTATAAGAATTGGATCAAATAATACTTTCCTATTATGAAAAATACCATTTTCCAATCCTTCTCCTAAAACACCTACTTCTTCATCATATTGTTTACGGGTAAATCGAAATGCATCATAAGAACTTCTACTTGGACCTAAAAGACAACTATCAATAAAATAGTAATCTTCAGTTCCATATATAAGTTCCAATAACACATCATAAGAATTTTTATCTGAATATCGGGCAAAGTCGTCAATAAATGTTGTCAATCCGGTTAATATATTTTCAAGAGCTTTCATGTTTGGTATTTATACTTATCCAAAGTTTGCACATTTCAAAAATGTACTAAATTTCGCATCAACAAATCACAATCAATTAAACAAGAAGAGAAAAATCAAATTACTACAATTAAATACTATTAGTTTCATTTAGAGAAAATATATTTATCAAGTAAGAATTAGAGCATACAAATGTATATGGTTAATACAAATCATTACTAAAATTCTCGAAACAATCAATAAATATAAAATTTAAAATTAAAGACTGACCAAAACATGACTGAATCAGTTATGATCTTTAATTTCAAAAATAATTCCAACTAAAACAATTATAAGGATATGAAGAATGAGAGTCCTTATAATTCTGAATATATATTTAATCACCAAAAAGGGGGTCACATAATTAATAAAATAATAAACCATTATCATAGGTAAAATTAACATTTAACATGTTAATTAAACCATTCTATTAATTAATAATACTAAAATCTAAAAACAAACACAAAACATAAAATTTTTATAGTTGCCTCAGCCCATATAGTTTACGTCATTATGATGACGTTAAAAAGTGAACACACGCGATAAACGTGTG